TTGCGACGATGACCGACAGACCGAAGACGGCCAGCGCTACCGCATCGACACGGTGCAGGCCGTGGAGGGCTGCTACCCGCCCGCGCTGGATCTGAGCCTGCGGGCCGTGGAAGAAAACTTTGACGCCCGGCTGACCAAGGAGGACGACCATGACGTGGAGTGAATGCATTATTGCAGCCCACACGGCAGTCACCGACCAGGTGAGCCACGGGGGCCGGATGAAGTCCAAGCGGTACTTTGTGTGGCAGGAAGATGGCGCGGATGATTTCAGCGCCGACGGAGAGCACGCAGAGAGGGCCGTCACGGGCACGACAGACCTTTTTACAACAATCGAGCTTGACCCATGGCACGAGGCCTTAGAGACGAGCTTTGACGCCTCTGAGTGCATCACCTGGTATTTGAACTCGGTGCAGTATGAGGCCGACCGCGGCATCTGGCACTATGAATGGAGATGGACGGTGACAGGTTGTGGCTAAAATCACTGCAAAAGGCTCTGCCCAGTATCTCCGCAACCTGGAAAAGCTGGGCCGTAATACAGACGACATCTGCAAGCAGGCTGTATACCAGGGTGCAAAAGTCGTGGCGGACGCCATCAAAAGCTCCATCGACGACATCACCGTGCACAGCCTGCCTCCCGGGCAAAAATACTTTTACCTCTCGGAAGAGGATAAAAAGAGCGGTATGCTCCTCGACGGTGTAACCAAGGAACAGGCCGACGGCCTTAAAAACGGCCTTGGCATCGCCGTCATGGAACATAAAAATTTTGCCTGGAATACAAAAATCGGCTTTGACGGGTACAACGAAGTGCGCACCAAGACTTACCCCAAGGGTGAGCCGAACGCACTGATTGCCCGCAGTGTCGAAAGCGGAAGCAGCGTCCGCAACAAAACGCCGTTCATCGCTCCTGCCGTGAAGAAAGTCCGCAAGGATGCAGAGCACGCCATGGAAGTGACGATCGAAGAAAAAATCGCTGCACTGATGGACGAATAACCACCCCGGCAAGGTGTCCACTGTGGACACCTTGCTTTTCTTTTATCTTTTGGAGGAAAAATATGGCAAACAATAATGGTGTTGTGACCACTGGCTTTTCCAATATCCACGTTGCCACCTATGCATCCGAGGGCGGCGTGGTCTCTTACACGGGCGTGCGCAAACTGGGCCGCTCTGTGTCCATGAGCATCGACGTGAGCACCAGCGACGACAACGACTTCTACGCCGATGACCAGCTGGCCGAGACCGTTGGCGGCGGAACCTTTACCAGCGGCACCGGCTCCTGTGAGATCGACGGCCTCACCCCTGAGGAAGAGGCCTTTGTGATGGGCCTCAAGGACGGCAACAGCGTCACCACCGATGTGGCCGTGGAGACGTATCAGTATGACCAGGAAATGGATCCTCCCTACCTGGGCCTGGGCGCTGTGAAGAAAGTGCAGCGTGACGGCAAGAGCTATTGGAAAGCCATCGTGCTGACCAAGATCAAATTCAAGGTGCCCAACGACGACGCCACCACCCAGGGCGAATCCGTGGATTGGCAGACCCAGACGCTGGATTACAACATCCTGCGGGACGACAGCGCCAAAAAGGTGTGGAAAATCATGCCCAAAACGCTGTTTACCACCGAGGCCGCAGCCGTGGCGTTCATCAAGAAAGTGCTGGGGGATAAGTAAGCTATGATGTGGAACGAAACCGAGTGGATCAAGACCGATGACCGCATGGGCCGCGTGACCATTGAGGGCGTGGAATTTCCCATGTGCCTTACCATCAAGGCGACGGACGCCATCGAGAAGCGCTTCCAGGGCGTCGATAAGGTGAGCGCCCTGCTGAGTGAGTACGCCGAGAAAGACCAGTACAGTGCCCTGATGAAAACCACCCTGGAGCTGGCCCTGCTGCTGATCGACGGCGGTTTGAACCGCTGCCGCACCCGCGCCAAAATGCGCGGCGAGGAAATCGAGCTGCCCACCCTGCCCAGCATGGAGGATTTGCAGGAGGTCATGACCTTTGAGGATCTGCTGGATATCCAGCAGAACATTTTCGCGGCGTTTACCGTGGGCTCTGCCCGCAATGTGGAGGCCAGACCGGACAACTCCCCAAAAAACGCCGAAAGCGCCACGTCGTAAGGCTCAACACGACGTGGTTTTTGTACTATGGCCGGAAAATCGGCATGGATGAAGAGCAGGTGCTTGCCTGCCCTTTGGGCGACATGCTGGATTATCTGGCCTGCATCCAGATTGAAAACGGCGCGGATCAAAAAATCTATGTAGACGTGGACGATCTGGACAAAATCGAGTAAGGAGGTGGTAAAGCTTGGCGAAGGCAGATATTGGCCCCAAAATCAGCGTTGAGGGTGAGCAGCAATACCGCCAGCAGATGAAAAATATCATTGCCCAGCAGAAAGAGTACGCCTCCGAGCTGGCGCTTGCAACGGCATCTCTGAGTAAAAACGCGACTGCTCAGGAAAGAGCGGGAGCTGTCACCGGGATACTGAAAAAGCAGATTGAAAATCAAAAACAGGCAATCGCTGCCACCAGTGAACAGCTGAAACGAGCGGCTGCTCAGTATGAAGAGGGCGACGCAAAACTCTCAAATTACAGGACAGCTATCAACAAATCCAGCACTGAGCTCCAAAACCTGAAAAATCGGCTCCAAGATGCTGAAAATGGCATGGGCGAATTTGCAGAAAAAACAGTCGATGCCACTTCCAGCCTAAAAAATATTCCAGCAAAAACAAGTTTTTTTGACAGCATTGCCGGACAGGTGACCAAGGGCATGACCCTTGCAAACGCCTTTTCTAAAGTTTCTGATGCCATCAAAAATATAGCTGTGCAGTCGGTAAAAACGGGCGTTTCCTACAACGCCCAGATGGAGCAGTATCAGGTAGCCCTTACCAACATGCTGGGAAGCCAGACACAGGCGGTTGATACGCTGGAAAAAATCAAAGAGGACGCTGCCCGCACCCCCTTTGATACCGCCGGTCTTGTAAAGGCAAACGAGCTTCTGATCTCTGCGGGCGTTTCGGCGGAAGACTCCCGTCAAACGATCTTGGCCCTTGGTGATGCTGTCTCTGCAACGGGCGGCGGAAACGAAGAGCTTAGCCGAATGGCCCAAAACCTCCAGCAGATCAAGAACGCCGGAGAGGCCACATCCGCGGATATCAAACAATTTGCCTATGCTGGCATTGACGTGTATGGAATTTTGGCGGATTACACCGGAAAGAGTACCGCTGAAGTCCAAAACATGAAAATCTCCTATGAGCTTCTGACAAGTGCCCTGCAAGCAGCTGCGGAAGAGGGCGGGCGCTACTATGACTCCATGAATACCCAGAGTGAGACAATGAATGGAAAATTGTCCACCCTGAAAGACAACGCCACCCAGCTGGCTGGCGTTATAACGTCCGATTTGGCAGATGGTGTAAAAATAGTCATCGGAAATTTAAACGATATGACTACCGCTGCAACAGAAGCTTACAAAAAAGATGGCTGGGTAGGATTGGCGGCTTCAATTCTTGGCTGCAAAGAGCCTTTGGATACTCTTACTTCTTCGGTGAAAAAATTTGGCGAAAACGCTGTTTACTGGCTCGATAAGGCAAGCTATAGCGTCAACAAATTTCTCGGGAAAAACGCATATGAAAAATATGGAAGTTATGAGGAATACAGAAAAGAAGCCGATAAAAAGAATCAAGTAGATGAGCACCGTCAAGAAATACTTGAAAAAATGCAAAAAGGTGAACTCGGCGAAAAGCAGTATGACAGACTTCACCCGAAAACGCCCGTGACAACGGTTGAACCGGATGGCTCCACTACAAGTACTTCTGTGCCGTCAGCAGCCACAAAACAAGCCGTTGCGGATGTTAATAAACTGGTAGATACCATGAAAGCCACCAACACCGAATTGGTGGAAGGCAATGAAAACGTTGTGGGCGCCATCAAAAAAACTACCGAAACCACCACAAATACTTATCAGATTTTGGATGGAAAAACCGGAAAGCTCAAGGATACCACCAAAGAAACTGCCAAGGTGGTAACGTCTACCTGGACAGAAATGGTGGATGGCATTGCAACCAACTTCAAGAAAATTGAAAAAATGGAAAATGGCGCGGTTACTTCCACGCAAGTAACGTCTGAAGCAGCAGAGCCAAAAACCACCAAAAGCACCCTCAATAAAACAGAGCATCTAAAAGGCGGAAAGGATATCCGGGGCGATATTGAGCAAACTACCCAAACCGTCCAGGAAAAGGCCCGCGTACTGAACGAAACCACCGGACAGTATGAAGAGCAGATCATTGGAACGACTCAGGTCATCACCAGAAGCTACAAAAAAATCATTGATGGGCATGAGTCACTTGTCACCGAAACCAACAAAATCATGGCAGATGGAACAGAAGAACTTTCCACCGTCACGGATGTGCTTGATGGCGACATTACTTATACCAATGGCCTGCTGGGCAGCTTCTCCGGCTTTATCTATGATCTGGACAACAAAATAGGAGGCTTGGACAAGGCAGCCCAAAGCCTGAAAAAGAGCCCATTGGGAAGCTGGTTTTCCGATATGGCCAAAGGATACCGCGCCTGGGACAGCTTTTGGGATAACGTGGACGTTGGCAGCCTGATCACCAACGGCCTGGTTGCCTTTGCTACCGGGTACATGAACACCCAGAACGGCGGACTGGCCAACGGCTTGCAGACCATGATGCTGTCCGTCATGAGCAATCTGGTGGGCGTCAACCTGTCAAGCCTGCAAGGCTTGGGCTCCACCTGGGGCGGTGACCTTGTAAAGGGCATGGCGTCCGGCATGGTGACGGTAGCCGCAAAAGCTGGCTGGCTGACTAAAGCCGCAAAATTTGTGGGCAGCGTGATCCGCGCATTCCTGCACTTCTCCCGGCCCGATAAGGGCCCCCTGCGGGACTATGAGACGTGGATGCCGGACATGGTGCACGGCATGGCTGACAGCCTGAAAAACAATGCCTATGTCCTGCGCAATGCGGCCCGGGATGTCAGCAGCGATTTGCAGACCCAGATGCAGTACGACGTGGGCATGGCGTCGCCATCTTACGAGCAAAATTATAAGTCCAGCACGGTCAAGCTGGGCGGCGTGACCATGACCATCCAGGCACAGCCCGGCATGGACGAGGAAAAGCTGGCCCAGTACACCATAGACCGCCTGAACCAGATGATCAACGAGGAGGCCGCATCCAGTGGACAGATACCTGTATTTTAACGGCCACAGCAGCGAGGAGTACGGGGCACACATCGAGTACAAGCCCAACATCCCCACCCCGGCTGCCAAGCTGCAAGAGTATGTGGTGCCGGGACGGAGCGGCAAGCTCCACGCCGACCTGGGCTACTACGACGACATCACCGTGACCTACCAGCTGTACTTCCACGGCAAGCGGCCCACGGCGGAAGAGCTGCGGCCCATCAAGGACTGGCTTTGTGCCAGCCCCGGCCCGCACGACCTGGCCGACGGCTATGACCCGGGCTATTTTTACCGGGCCACGGCTACCATGAGCAACACCACGAACATCCTCGACCGGTACGGCCGCTTCCAGGTGCAGTTTTCCTGCGACCCGCGCCACTTTGCGGTGGCCGGGCAGCAGCCCCAGAAGCTGACCAGCGGCCAGAAGCTTTTTAACCCATATGCCCAGACGGCCAAGCCGCTCTGGGAGATCACCGGCAACGGGCAGGACGGCACCCTGAAAGTGAACGGCCACACTTTCAAGCTGACGACTTCTTCCGAACAGCACGCTTTTCTGGAGTGCGAGACCGAGGACGCCTATCTGACCGACGGCACCAACATCAACCCGAAAACCAGCGGCCCGTACCCCACGCTGCAGCCCGGTGAAAACACCGTCAGCTGGAGCGGGGGCATCACGGGCGTGATCGTGACCCCGAGGTGGTGGACACTGTGAAACCTGTACTTTTCGAGCACAACGTGCTGGATTTTTCCGGCCACGGGCTGGGCACGCTGGCGGACGCCACCAGCTGCAAAGTTTCTTGCGAGGAAAACGGCGCGTATGATCTCACCATGACCTATCCCATCGTGGGAGCCCACGCCAAAGACCTGGCCGAGCGGCGCATCATCCTGGCAAAACCCTCCCCCGAGGAAAACAGCCAGCCTTTCCGCATCTACAAGATCCTCCGGCCCATGGACGGCAATCTTCAGGTATACGCCCACCACCTGAGCTATGACCTCAATGACTGCATCCTGAAGCCCATCTCAGGCAGCAGCCTGGGCAGCGTGATCTCTCAGCTCTTCATGAACACCGTGGGCGACTGCAACTTTACTTTTGCCTACGATTATCCCACGAAAGAGTCTACGGACGACGGCACCATCGGCAGCTTTGAGCTGGAAAAGCCCATGACCCTGCGTGCTGCCATGCTGGCCAACAGCTCCAACAACATCGCCTCGACCTACAAGGGCGTGTGGATCTTCGACGGCCTCAAGTGCACTCTGAAGCGGAAAGACGTGGTAGACCGGGGTGCGGTCATCAAGTACGGCGTGAATCTCATCGACCTGAGCCAGGAGCGGAACCTCGAAGAGGTGTACACTCATGTGTATCCCTACTGGCGGGGCGGCAAGAAAAATAAGTACTACGATCTGGAGCCCATCGCGGCGACCAGCATCACCAGCTTCAAGAAAATCTACCCGCTCGACCTTTCCAGTAAATACCAGAAAGCACCCTCGGACGCCAGCATGAGGCAGAGCGCCGAGGAATTTATCGAGAAAAATGAGCTGGGACAAATCCCGGTAAACATCACGGCCAGCATGGTGCAGCTAGAAAAGACACTCGAGTACAAAAACGCCAAGGGCATCAAAAAAATTGCCCGGGGCGATACCGTCCGAGTGGAGTACCTGCGGCTTGGCGTGGGCACCTCGGCCCGCATCACCAAGACGGAGTATGATGTGCTCAGTGAGCTGTATACTTCCATCGGGATCGGCACGGTCAAGCAAAGCCTGCCAAAAGAGGTGGTAAAAGACCGGGAAGTGAATAAAAAAACTTGGTGGCAGGCAATCGCAGCTGGAAAAACCGCCACCGACTACATCACCGAAAAAGACGACGGCACCGTGGATTTTGGCACCGGAAACCACAAATTTACCATTAAAGATGATGGGCTGGAGTTCAACGGCGTGCGCAACAACGTCTCAATCTGGCACAACTCCGACGCCAAAGCTTTTGAGCCGCAGACGCTGAATCTGGATTTGAGCAGCTTCTCCACCATCTCCATCGAATTCGGCAGCGTCACAAATGGCCAGCTGACCAGCGAGAGCGGCCTGCAAACCACCATCGCGGTGGTGGGCAGCACTACGGGAAAAACGACCCGGGGACTTTATAACTGGAACTACAGCCAAAGCCGGCTTTTTACCACTTACCCGGACCGAATCGTCTTTCAGCAGGGCCAGTACTCGGCCTCCCGCTATGCAGACATCCCCGAGGGCGGCGGCAAAGTGACCGTGGACGGCGTGACGCTCTACACGGACAACAGCTGCTGCGTGCCCGTCAACATCTACGGCTTTATGTGAGGAAATGCTATGATCATGATCAACTACGACCCGGACACCCGGGTGGTACTTTCCGGCGGCGAAGTAAACCCGCGCTATGCGCTCCAGCAGCTCCCGGACGGTGCGGCCTATGTGGACGCCCTGCCCGAGGGCGATCTGAGCGGATACCAGTACATCAACGGCGCTTTTGTGCCCATCAAACAGGAGGACAATTATGCAGCAGATCAGGATTGATTTTGATAACCCCGGGCTCCCTCAGAGCCTCGGCGCCGTTGAGGGCGAAAGCCAGAGCCGTATCTTCCAAGCCGCACTCTACAAGAGCGGTGCAGCCTATACGGCCCCGGCTGGCGCGGTGTACAGCATCATGTACCGTGGCTTTGGCCCCCAGAATCAGGGCTGGTATGACACCATTGAGGACGGCGCGGGCAAGCGTGCCGCCTGCACCGTCTCCGGCAACATCGTCACCTGTGAGCTGGCCCGTCAGGCCCTCCGCGTCCCAGGCCATCTGACCGTGGTGCTGTGCGTCTCTGACGCCAAAGGCTACATGCTCAAGAGCTGGCCCATCATGGCGGATGTCAGAAATGACGGGTATGAGGACACCGTGGAAGTAGAAAGTTTTTTCTATATCACGCAAATCACCGCCGAAGAGTGGATAAAAGCTTTTGCAGCCTGGGAAGATTTTAAAGCCACCATCGACCCCACCCTCTCCCTCCCCGGCAAAGCCGCTGACAGCAAAGCCACAGGTGACGCTATCGAAACCGAGCGCAAGCGCATTGACGTGCTCAATGATGGTGGGCTCAACCTCAAAGATGAGGTGATTGATACCAGCATCAAGGCGTGGCTGACGGAGCACCCGGAAGCGACAACAACGGTGCAGGATGAAAGCTTAAACTTGAAAAAATTTCAAAAAGGCGCAATTCCGTACATAACGCTATCACAGCTTGGCGCTGTAAGTGGCGGAGATATATCCGACATTTTGATAAATGCGATTGAAAATCACAAAGATAAAATCATTATAATTGATGGCGTATATAGATGCTATAAAGATATAACAATTTCCGTAGGTGGATGGCATATATATGCACTTCCAGGATCAAGAATTATTACATCAAATACTTTAACAATTGATAACTGCTCTATCATACGGATGGACAACGTAGAGTGGCGAGATGAAGCAGCTATAAGTGGAAAAACGGGGCTTATCCTGGAAACGACGGTATCTAATGCGATTTTCAATCGGTGTACGTTTAGAGGCTTTAAAACAGCTTGTGAAATTCATGATGTTGCATATGTAATTTTCAATGACTGCAATTTTGTAGCTGGAAAAGAATCTGATACGCTTGTAAAAATAACAGATTATTTTTCGGAGCTAAGTAAATTTAATCGGTGCAATTTTGAAGGAGGATATACTGATGCGTCCTCTTGTGCCGTAGGGATAGAAATTCAAGCTGGAGTTTGGTTCGAATTCAACTCATGCGACATTACAAACTGCGAAACGCTTTTAAAAATAAATGATAAATCGGCAAATACGCGAAATTTGAGATTTACGAATTGTACGTTAGACCATTATGTAACGGCGGTTATGCATGGTGATCGTCAAATTGCAAGCTTACTTTTTGATAAATGCATTTTTCAAGGAAATGGCGGAAAGTATACACCACTTTACCTTTTCAAAGGCGCAAAAGGACGCATCAGTGTCAAAGATTGCTACGAGACTACGATCGCAGACAGCTACTGCTTTATAAGTGTAGATGGCTCAGCTATATTAACGGGAAACTTTCTGGAGTTTAATACTTTTTATAGTGCGACAACTGAAAATGTTAAAAATAATCAAAGAGCATATATAGACGTAGTACTTTCAAATCCGTACTCAACAACAACTTTTTTAAAGACGAGTTCCGGATATCAACAGATCAACACCGTAGGATTTTTCCGCCCGCAGCTTATATCAAGCACAAACGCTGAAGCATACAAAGCTATTCCATACTGCGAAAAAAACACAGATACGACATGCAGAATTTATTTTGGAATAAATACAGATGGAAATGAATATCTATACAACTATGTTCTTTCGAGAGTATGGTAAAGGAAAAAAACAAAAAAAGACGTGACCACATGAATCTTCTAAACTTCCTCTCCCGCCTCTTTTCCGCTCTTGCCCACGCAAAGGAAGCGGCAGGCAACTCCACCGCAGAGCCTGCCCCCGTGTCCACAGTGGACACCCAGAGCGCCGCTCCCCCCGGCTGGGGCGGGCCGCTGCCTTACCGATACATCGACGTGAGCCGGTATCAGGGCAAAATCACCCTCGACGGCTGGCGCAAGGTCAAAGCGGCTGGCTACAAGGGCGTCATGCTCAAGACCGTCTCCACCAACCGCAAGCTCTCCAAGCGAGCAGACGGCCTGTACATCGACCCCACCTTTGAGCGCAACTACCGCGGTGCTCGGGCCGCTGGGCTGGACGTGGGCGTCTACTACTACACCTACGCCACCAGCGAGGCTATGGCGGATGCAGAGCTGGCCCTTGTGCGGGAAGCGGTACGCGGCAAAGAGCTCACCATGCCCGTGTGCGTGGACGTGGAAGAAAACAAGCTCAAGCCCCTCCCTACCCTTGACCTCACCAATCTCACCGCCTACGCGCTGGAACAGGTGGAGAAAATGGGCTTTTACGCCCAGCTGTACACCTACACGGGCTACAGCTATGAGTTGGACATGCAGCGCCTGGCAGGCCGCTGGGACGTCTGGTTGGCCGACTACACGGGCGAAACGCCCAAAGTGGATTACATCTACCACGCCCACCAGCACACCAGCAAGGGCCGCGTGCCGGGCATCTCCGGCAACGTTGACCTCAACGTTACCACCCGCAACTACCCGAAGATCATCAAGACAAAGGGCCTGACGCGGCTCAGGGAGGGCACATGACTGAAAAAGAAGCTTTGATTTGGATTGTGGGCATCTTGGGCAGTGCGTGCGCGGCAGCGATTACGCTGGACAAGGTGCTGGACATCATCCACAAGTACATCAAAAAGGCACAGGCCCCCAACGATGCACAGAACAAGCGGCTGGATGAGCTGGACAGGCGCGTGGGAATGCTCGAGACGGGCTACTCTAACCACTCTGCCGCTCTGAGCCGCGATCTGGAACATTTTGGGGCGCTGGAAAACGCCATCACCATCCTTTTGCGTTCCAACCGCGCCGTTTTAGGCGCTCAGCTGTCAGGTGATAATGTCAAAGCGATGGAGCAGAGTGCGGAGGAAATTGACAAATTTTTGTATGAGAGGAGAGAAAGCGCATGGACGCAGCAGCAAAAATCCTGAGCGCCGTCCCGAGCCCGGTGGCCCTGGCTCTGATGCTGGGCGGCTTTATCTTCTAC